TTACGCCGCTCTGACCAGCGGCGTTTTTTCTTTCTGGTCTTGCTGTGACCAAAACGTGACCGTCTGCGCATGATGTGCGAGATGCGACGGCGAGAGGTGGGCATAGCGTTGGACCATCTCGATCGTCTCCCAGCCACCCAAGTCTTTTAGCACCATGAGCGGCGTACCGTTCTGTGCGTGCCAACTTGCCCAGGTGTGGCGGAAGTCGTGGAAATGAAAGTCCTCGATCCCGGCCACCTCACACGCCCGTCTGAGGCAGCGTGCATCGACCTGGCTAATCTTGCGCGTCTTTCCATCGACCGAAGGGCGCTCGAACACGTACTTCTTCGCTTTCAGCAATCGGCGTTGAAGAACTTCGATAGCATCGGCGTTCAACGGTACAGATCGGGCATATCCAGACTTGGCGTTCTCCGATACCACCCACGCATTGCCACGCGGCAGATCTACGTGCGACGGTTCTAGCGAACGTAGTTCGTCTTCACGCATCCCTGTCGCCACGGCAACGAGGCAGATATCGCGCATCCATTCCAGCGTGAGCGCTTCGAGCACCTTGGCGATGACGGAAGGTGGCTCCCAGCGCACTCGCTTGTCAGGCTCGTCAAACCGGCTCAACTTGGGGACGCGGTCAATCCATCCCCATGCGTGCGCCAAATTCAGGATGCGCTTGATCGTCGCGAGATAGCGATTCTTCGTCGCGGGTTCGAGAGGCGTAGCCTTGCGGTGCTTGTTCGTTGTGTGAGTTGGCAAGCCCTGCATGATCTTGCCGGCGGTTAAAGAGCGGACCGGCGTGTTCTCCCCGATGACGGAGCGCCAGTAAGTCACGTGCAGCACCTTCTTGTCGTAGCTTGTTTGGCCCTCTGCGAGCTTCAGCATGCCTAGGGCGGCTTCGTCAAAGGTGTGGTCCCGCTCCTCCCCAAACTTCGCGCTACGCCACAACTCGGCCTTTACGCGGTCGTGGTACTCCTGCGCCGCTTGGCGGTCGGTTGTGCCAGTAGAGCGTCTAATTCTCGGGATGCCTTGCGCGCGGATATCAATCCACCAGATACCGGAACTTGCATTTTTGCGGATGGGCATTCGTTTTCTCCACCGACCCGCAGCGACAGCCGGGTCAGATTGTTTCGTTTTTTCGAGAATTCGGCAAGCTGTGTAGGCCAAACGCGCCACACACGTGAACCCGGCAGGCGGAATCCGATCTGATGCCGCATCGCAAACACGGTGCCGTAAGACAGTTGCAGGCGCTCGGCCACCTGCTGCAAGGTGAGGGCCTTTTCGTCCATCGCTCACACTCCGATCTCTCGCGGTTTCCCGCTCATCAAAATGCAAACGGGGACGCGCTAACAAGGGCGTCCCCGCTATCCAATCGAGCGCCGGCGGCGCTTACGTCAGAATTTCCCAATCTCTCGAGGTAACCCGCAGAATCTCTTTCAGTGCTTCGGCCGTGGCCGGGTGGGTGGTCATGCTATTCCCTTGATCGCTTCGTTCGCGCACCGGATGAATTCGATTGCCGCTTCCGCGTTGATCGCGTTGCCGTAGGCGCGAAGTCGTCCCACTCTCGCGGGAGCCCCATGAGCCAGCGGGAATGTGCCGGGTTCAACTGGCCGCCACTTTCCATCCCGGCAGGGGAGCCAATCAGCATCGCGCCAGAAGCCGTTAGTCGGGCCGGACCGCAGATCGCCGCGAAGTCCTGAAGGCGTTGCTGCACCTTCGTGCCGTCTGCACGCGTGATCGACATCGCTGATTCCGGATTTCCCACCCGATCGTTGTTGCAGGATGGTGTCGGCCAACCCGCCAGCATCCCCGCGTGATTCAACGTGACATTCGGCGTGGTGTAGTCCTGAGACGGTTTTCGCGATGCGTCCGCGGCTGTCGTGGTGGGCCATCCCGCGAGCCGCGCCGAACCCAGGCTCGTCAGATTTCCGCGAATGAACGTCTCGCTGCCCCGTTCTGCGTCGGCCGCTGCTGGCGTCGGCCATCCCGAGAATTGCGCCATCTGGCGAAGCGAAAATCCCCCCTGTAATCCCGGCTGTATCTGCGCGCCAGTTCCGTCGCTTGCGCGAGGCGTGGGCCATCCAGTACGTGCGGTCTCGGATGTGCGGAGCACCGACGCTCGCAGCCGGGAACGCGAGCGCCCCGAAGGCGTGACCCAAGGCTTCCATGTCATCTTGTACAAGGTCGATCCAAGGATCGACGTCCTTGCTCGCAACTTGCTCTCCAAAGACCGTTGCAGGCCTACACTGGCTGATGAGATGGAACCAGTGCGGCCACAGGTGCCGCTCGTCAGCAAACCCAAGTCCTGCGCCTGCCGCGCTGAAAGGTTGGCACGGACAGGAACCGGTCCAAACAGGTCGGTCGTCAGGCCATCCAGCCATGCGGAGGGCATACGACCAGACGCCGATTCCCGCGAAGAAATGGCACTGTGTGTAGCCTCGGAGGTCATCAGGTCGAACATCGCGGATATCTCTCGTGTCGACGTCACCGGGCGCGATATGCCCAGCGGCGATGAGGTTGCTGAGCCAGCGAGCGGCGTACTCGTCATGTTCGTTGTAGTAGGCACCGGTCATGCTCTGAAGGGCACCCATCCAGTTTTCGGCGAACCGTCCTTGTTCACCATCGGCGTTCCGTCGGCCTTCGTTTTCGTCCCCTGACACATAATCTTTAGGCTCGCGAGATCAGGCGTATTGCAGCGCTCAACCAGTGCGATGAACTCCTCGGCGAACTGAGGCGCGTCGAATTCTTGCGTCACCTTCACCGGTTTCATCGACAGGAATTTCTCGTCGGCCAATGCCCGCACCCGTTCCATCCACTCATTTTCCGAAAGCGGCTTGCGCCCCTCGTGGGTTGGGACTTTGTTCTTTGCGCGCTCGATCGCCACTTGGCGCGAGCGGCCATACACACAGAATCCACTCATGATCGATGCTCCTTTCAGTCATTGCCGCTACGCAGCGTGACAACGGGGCCGGCGTTATAGAAGCCGTCCTCGGTGCCGACTTCTTCCACGGCGACCAGGTCGACAAACGGATTGCCCTCGTAGTCATCGCTGTCTATCTGCATGACTACAACGTGGTGCTGAGGGTGCTTGTTGAGCTCTTCGATAAGGTCGGCGACGGTCATGCTAGGATTCCTCGAAACGAAAGGAGGCGCGAATGGACGATGCCGCGTGGCTCGGAAACATCCTGTACAGCGTATTTCCGGCAGACACCTTGCTCTCGGTAAGCGAAACGACGGGCCGAACTCGGGTTGAATGGACGGTGCCCAAGATCGACCGTCGGAATGTTCCGTTGGTGATCGATCTCGATCCGGTAGTCCGGCAGCGATGGGAAGACGAGTCCGTCGGCGAGCGCATCGCCCTTGAGGGACGAATTCGCCGCTCGGCCACAAATCAGCTCGTCGACTACGACGCTGCCGGGAGCACGGCCATTCCCGAAGCGGTGGTGATTCGGGTGCACGATATTGACCTGTAGCATCACGCCCCCTTAGCGCCGTCGACGCGCTCGAAGTGGAACACCACGGGCGCGCCGGTCTCAGTGATCAGGCTGTATTGCTTCGCCAGCCGGTAGATCGGGTGGTAGCTGTTCAGCGAGTTGATGTGTCCAGCCAGCCAGCCGCGCCACGATTCGAGCGACATCGATGCCTTGCTGATGTTGCAGGGCGGGCACGCGGGCATCATGTTCTCGATCACGTCGCGTTCGGGCCTGAGCGGCGTAGTCGTCGCGAGCCGCACGCTGCCGTTAGGGGCTTCCACACGTTTCAGATCGCGGATGCACGGCTCGAAGTGGTCAGCGTGCCAGCGCTCGGGCAATTGGCAGCCGCAGTAGGCGCAGTGGCCGTCGTACTTCTGGCGGACCTGCTCGCGCTGCGCTTTCGTCAGCTTCACGATTTCCGCTCCTCCGCTGCCTGCGAGGTGGAAGAACGCTCTTTACGGACGCTCAGGTATGCATCGAAGTTGATCGCCTCCACGCACTCAACATGCTTGCGCAGATGCATCAAGCATTCAGCTTTCGCGGCGTTGAACTGTGCCTCACGTGTTTCCCGCGAAATACGCAAGTCGTATCCCTCAATGGAGCGCACGGCGTTGGCTTGCTGGTACTGGTTCACGCATCCCCCTTCGCCCTGGCGGCAATGGCGGGGCGGACGTCATCTACCATCCGTGCGTTGTCGCTGCCGTCGTCCATACGCACGCGGACAAACACCCGATATACGCCTCGCTCGACTCCACCACTGCGCCAAGCGTAATAACCTGCAACGGTGCACTCGCGCCATGCATCGATGCTTGCGAGATGGATTTGCACGCGCGACCCGATGGCAGGCAGCACATCGCCGTCGACCGGCGGCAATGTCTCCCCGCCATCCGCCGACAGCGCGGCGCGGTTCTCCTTGAGCCAGTCGACAGCTTCGTCGTACTCGGGCAGGTAGGGGAAGGTTTCGATATGCTCGATGCCCACGACTCTGGCGGCATGGCGAGAGGCTTCAAGCAAGCAGATGCATTTGTCGATGAACGCCTCCCGCTCATCCCCGCCCACCTTCGCGGGAGACGTGAGGGCGGCGAGCGCGTCGCTACGGCGAATCAGTTCATCGGCCCCTGCCGCCATGCGGACATACCTGCCGTCTAGGGTGCGCATGATAACGGTCGGGATTGCCTTGATTCGATCAGTGTCGCCGCCCACCTTCGGAGCATCTGCGGCGCGATGCACGCCCAACACTTCGCATTGACCGTTCGGACAGTTACAGGTCTTGGTGCGCGCATAGGCGCACGGCTCGCGCTCGCCGCCATTCACGGGCGCGGCTGACGCGTTGATAAGTTGGCGCATCTGCGTGAACAATGCGGCCGCACAAATCTTTCCCGCCCCGGCCATGATTTCCAATTCATCGATGCGATCCTTCACGGTCGCGCTCAATGTCTCCGCCTCTTGCCCTGCGCTCTGTGCGGCTGGCGTGGGGGCGGCGGCAAGCATGGCGACATAAACGTCCGAAGTGATGCCGTAATTCTTCTTATTGCTGCCCGCTTTCAACATTCCCTCGGTTGGCACCTTCGGCACAAGCTGATACTGGCTCGCATCAAACGTCACGGTCTTGTTGTCAGGCATCTTCAACTCCGGTATCGAGAGGGCAATGACGTCCAGACTTGGCGGGCTCACCATCGCGGTTCTGTGGGCACTGTTTGTAGAAGCAGTCCCCATCACGGGCAGCGGCACAATGCCGCAACGGCTTGAGCGTCTTCACCGCAGACGGTGGGGCTGGCCGGGTATTCAGCTCTTCGGGGCGGGGTTCGTAGGGGCTCATGTTGCGGCACCTGCTTCCAGCGCAGTGCTGGTGTCAAGTTCCGACGTGGTAGTTGCCCAGGCGGGAAGGCTTAACTTGTCGCGAGCATCCGCTCGCATCGGCATCACCACGGCTACGAAGTCGCGATCACCGAGCGACACGATTGCCGCGCCTTCTCCGTTGTGATGAATGATGGGGTGATTGTGTTGACTCTCATTTATGAGTTTTGCCACCTTCCCCAGATCGCGGATGTATTCCGGATTGAACTGACCAGCATCGCCCGAGAGCTTCGATGGGATTAACTTCCGCCAGCGGGGAAACTCTCCAGCGAGGGGAGCGCCGGATAGCGTGATATCGGTTTGTTTAACGGCCACCACGTTCGCCCCAATCGTCAGGGTTACAGGCACATCGTTCTTCTTCACGGCCTGGAAGAGTCCAATCGGGAAGATTGCCGATAGCTTGCTGTCATTCCCGGATTGAGCGTCGACGCTCGTGCGGTAGGCGGCCAGGATATGACCGTTGGTGGCGCAGAGATACGCATCCTCGCCGTCGATCTCGACAAAGATGCCCTGCAAGTACCAACGAATATCTCGCTTGGCGGCGAAGTGCGAGATTGCTTTGATGATTGATGCTTTGACCAGAACGGTAACTTCGCTCATATCTCTCTCCGGGATCATTGGATCGACTCAGGCGGCGCCTGTTGTCTTGTTGATGTACTCGCGCCACGGGACCCACCTCCGGGGTGTGTGAAATCCCCAATTGCGCTGCCATGGCCCCATGATGAAAAGGGACCATGAGTCCTTGCCTTCGGGAATTTCGAGGCGGTGCCGGTCGGTGGCCTTTCTGAAGACGATCGAGCCAGGGCCGCGCCACACGCGGCGATAACCGCGCAGCAGTGACGTTTCCGGCTGGATATCCAGCCGCGCGGGCTGATCCTGTTCGGTCGGCATGATTTCCCAATAGCCACCGAGCAGCACGATGGAGATGCTCCACCACGGGTGATCGTGCAGATCTCGACCTTCGTCGCTGCGGAGCGTGTTGTGCACGCGAGCGCCCCACGAGGTATCGCGACGACCGTCGGCGGCGGCGCTCGCATCGTGCCCCTTTGGCTTACGAACCCACCAGCGGCGCATGTACCCCTTCAGGTCGAAATAGGGTGTGAGCTGCGCGTAGCCGATGATTGTGCACGCGACCAGCTTGGGCATCCAGATTCGCACGGTCACACTCCTTCCGATATGAGATCCTTCTCAGGCACGCGCTCACCGCCCACTGCCACGATGACGTCAGAGAGCAGGTGATTTAGCTCGCCGGTCATTAGCAGGAAATCAGCGTCGAATCGTTCGGCTTCGCTATCAGCAGTCGGGTCTGCGGCGTCCTTGAGGATATCGAGCGGCGCGATTCGTTTGAGCACAAATGCATCTGTCAGAACGAAGCTGATTCGGTCGTTCCAGGTCATGGCGAGGCGAGTAGTGCGCTTACCGCTCTGTATGTGCTGCCGAACGTCGTCACCATCAAGCGGATGTCGCACATAGCGCACAGCGGCCTTCTCATTCGTATTCGACCGCAACTCGACGTCCTGATCGACGGAGAAGCCGCCCGGGGCTTCATTCGATGCCAGCCAGTCCGTCATATGTGCGACTGGCGCGTCGTTTAGCTCGACGCACTGGATGCCGAATTCCAAGGTTCGCAGCAGCATGGCGCGGACGGAATCCGCCCGAGCAGGTGACGGCGTATCTATTGCGAGCCACCGATTGACGGTGTCGATCCAGACTCGAATGTCACTCCGGATGGCGAATGCCTTCGGCAGCAGTTCGTCGATTACCTGCTCTTTGATCTCGCGCATTTGCTTGCGACCCGGCTTGAAGCCTTGCTGCACTTCCAGTTCGGCAGCGCGCTCGCGGGTAGCGGCATTCACCACTTTTCCAGGCAGCAACTTTTTCTCGGTGCGGAACGTGAGCAAAATCTGGCCGTTTATCGAAAGGGCCAAGTCGCTTTCCTTCCGCACTGGTGCCCACCCGGCCGACTCAGATTCAAGGCTGGCACATGGGCTAAAGGCAAATTTCGCCAATTTTTCTTCGAGCTGCTGTGATGTGAGTGACCACGGCGAAATGCGATGAATCTGAAGGTTTTTGAACCACATGGGTTGTTTCCTTGTGTTGGTGGCGGGCGACGCTCACTCGTCTGCTTGAGCGACGGCTTTGATGAAGAAGGCGAGGGCGGCGATCAGGATGGGCGCATGCTTTTCGAGCGCGTCGCGGCGTGCCTGCCTAGCTTCGAATTCCTCACGGACGCGCGGCGAGCCAGGGCGTGGAGGAAGCCGGGACGGCTGGTGATTCATGAGCGGGCGCAGCTCTTTCCACGCGCGCGCGGCTGCCGCTCGCTTTGCGGCAGAGGTCATACGTTGAAAATCAGTTTTGCGACGATCGCCCCGGCGAGTGCAGACAGATGACATACCCATGCCGCGACGCTATGTTCGATCGTCCACTGGTTGTAGCGAAGGAAGACGGCGTTCACGGGGCCGACAATGAGGCGTTGAAACATGCTGCGCCTCAGTGAGAAGCGTCGCCGTACCCCATTCGGTAGGCGAGTTCAGTGGAGAGACACGGGCGACCGCACTTGGCGTCGTTCCAGCCGAACTGGTACTGGCGAATCTCTGCTGCAAACATGGGGAATCCTCCAGAGAGGTAGGGAGCGCCCCGGCAGAACGCCGGGGCGATACGGCTTTAACCATGTCCGTCATGGGCCTGTGAGCGGTCAGGCTCGCTCTGGTGCGCGAAGAGGGTGGAGGGGCTTTCCCCCTCTAGCCCGGACAGACGATTCGGCTGTGGCCTATAGCCGAATGGGCGAACCTTACCGGGCGGTTCATCGCGTTCCGGCGCGGTGATTTGCGCTCACCCTCAAGAGAGCAGACCCGAGATCCTGATCAGATCGGGGAAATGGGATACGGGCTTTATATCGACGCCGCGCCGCCGTCGGATCTGCTCACTTGAAGGTGCTCGGGCTTCCACCGAGCGCCAGCCTGGGATATCGCGGCTGTCTACCCCTCAGATCCGGACGTCCACCCACTGGGCACGTTTCACGACTTCGGGCGCTTATGGCGAGGGTGGCCGGCGCTCATCTCCGGCTTCGTGGTCCGTATAGCGCGGTAGCGAGCCGCCTGTTGAGACAGTGACCACACGAGGGGCTACACAGCGGAGAGCAACTCCTGTGTGCGCCTTTCCCTCTCGGATTACCAACTTCTCCGCGCCTGAGCATGCGCATTCACCCTCACGGCTGGCGACTGTACCGACTTCGCTATGTTGCTTGGCCCCATCGGCAGGTGCGCACCCTGCTATCAGTCGCCATGCGTGAGGCGGCTCCTTACGGGAGCCAGTCGGACGTACTTGTTTCTCGCCGGTTGAGCACTCAGTCGTCATCGAGCGGGCTCGGCACTGCTGCAATTCGGTAAAAAGACGCCGCACTCTGGCGGCCGTCACGCCTGCATCATCAGGGGCGTTCCCTCGCCGGGGTGTTTCTATATCAAGTCAAGACGATGACTGATTCGTTTCGATGCCTCCTGCGAGGATCGCGCGCAGCTTGCCAACATTCCAGCGCGCAGAACCGCCAATCCTGATGGGTTCGGGGAGGGCACCGCGCCTGCTGCGCTCCCACACCGTGGAGATACTGCAACCACACAGCGCGGCTACAGTCTTGACGTCGACGGCCGCCGCGTTCGGCAGATCATCGAAGCCCTTGAGAGTGGTGTTGTCACGTGCACTCATGGAAAACCTCCTCATGTATATGGCGCGGCTCTCGGAAGAAAGCCGCCTCAGATACAGCGTCGCAGTGCGCGGGCGGCGCTAGGCCTGCCGGCGCACTGCTGGGTGATACGTACTGCGCCGGGATTCCAACCGGCATAACCATTTCTGCTCTTGGCCGTCTACGCCTCACCCCATTCACCGTGAACCGCGCTTTGGCGGACTGGATACGGTAGGGACACCGCGCAGAGCTGCGGCCATGCCCGCAGATGCGATTGAGCCGGACGAACACCCAACGTAGGCGGGTGAGCAACATCGGCAAGTGAGTTTTTAAGGAGCGCCCCTACCTGCGGGCGGGCAGCGATGTGTGCTGCGATGGAGAGAACAATAAACATAAGTTTATAAATAGTCAAACAAAAGTTTATTTCCGAGCAAAAAAAATCCCCGGATTCCGGGGATTTGCTGAGCGCAGAACTTAAATTAGTGCGCAAATGCTTCTGCATGGTAAGCGGCGAGATCCTTGGCTTTGTCAGCATGGAAGATTTTGAAGCCGCTCGCGTACAACAAATCCAAATGTGAATCTGCAATATCCGCGACTTCCCGGGGAACACATACTAAGGCGAACTTCATTGTGGTATCCCCCCAAACCTTTTGCCCCTGCTGAGCTGCCGTAACTTTTGTGCACGCTTCCGCAATCTTTTGGCGCGCGCCCTGCGATGAAACCCGATAATCCAGAGTCTGAGTAATCCGGTACACGCCGTTCTTGTACACGAAATCTGCTTTCAAATCAGGGGTGCCAGGAATTGAGACGTGCGGAACTACCAAGTGGTCCAGCAAGTCGTCTGCTGTTTTCCCGAGCAGTTCCATGCTCTTGAAACGTTGAGCAATTTCGTGATGGAGCTTGCTTCTCGGCGCTCGCCTAGACGGTTCATTCTTGGCCGTTATGTATTGAGCCTCCACAAGACGAATCTCTTCGGCCAAGGTGGCCGGTGACGCATAAAAGAAACCCGGCTCGCCTGGCAGGCAATACCCAAGAGCCGCCAGGAGCGAAATTCGCTCAACTATCGGCCTGTTCTCGTCGGCGATAATTTCTTGAACAGCATCTCGGAAGCGGTCAGCGCGCGACGAGTTCCACGACGCGTCAAGCTGTCGAACTTTGGCCAGTGACGCACTGATCCTCGTCACTGGAGACTCGCCTTGGGGAAATATAGCGAGACCCACGTTGATGCTCTCGCCTCTTATCGCGTCCGGCGCAAGCCGGAGCACGACGTATTCATAAAACTTAGTCATGTCCATGCTCCCGATTGCAAAAAGGCCAGCGTATCGTCAACGCGTGCGGTCCAGTATTTGGCCCACCAGTCACAAAGCTCGGGTCCGCTGGCGTCTACCATCCATTCGACAGGAAGCTGTTCGAACAGGTTCGCAAGCCAGTCACCCGAAAGGGTTTTGATTATCTCACAAGCGTCGGAGGCTGACTTGTGGTCATAAACAACGCCCAGCGCGTGCCATTGGCGCCACGCCTGTTCCGTGTTCTCGTTTCGGAGAGACTCAAACGGGCGTGGCGGATGATACGTTGGCCATGCTCGCGAGAAGTCGACCGCCCTGAGAAATACATCGCCATTGAGTTGACGCTGAGGCAGCCAGTTGTGCCAGTGCCTGTCATTATTCCCTAGCGCGATATCGATTGCGAGCACGGCAGAGAAAATCGTCATGTTCTGGCATTTCTTGACCTGTTCTATCAGGTCGAGTTCCGACTCCGGCAGTTCCACCCCAGACTCAAGGCGCGAACCAAATACGCTTCTGCCTCGGTAGTTTACGACGGCGGGATCAGCGCACGGAACCTCGCTTGCTCGACAAAGAGCCGCTCCGACAAACTCAGCAAGACATACTTTTGGATCGGTTTTCAGTAGATACCGCTCGCCATGCTGCGTGATGCCTATACCCGCATTATCCGCGCCCGACTGCATCGGGCGATAACTTCTAATGACGGGCGGCAAAAGTCCAAGTTGGATCACTTATTGGTCTTTTTTGGACTGCTCGAGATCAGAAGTCTGATGCTCTCTCGAACAGAGTCTGGTAACTCCCTCTCCGCGATCGCGTTCGTTACATCTTCGATGAACTGGCGATCCCCCTGGCTGAGATCGGGTGCGTTTTGTTGGCAAAGGCGCTTATACCCGTCTAAGTCGATATACGTCAGATCCTCGGTTAAGAGGGTATCGAGGCCGACGCCAAAATGCTTTGCAAGCGAAGGGGCAAGTTCTGAGTGAGTGCTGTCCCGTCGCTCTAGGGCATAAATCGGCTGTTGCGACTCTATCCCAATCTGACGTGCGAGTTCCGGGCGAGATTCGCCGCGCAACAGTCGCAAATGTTGGACGTTCTTACCGAGAGCCATCACGCCACTCTATAAACAAATGTGTATGCCCGCAATAAACTAAAGTTTGACTAAAAATAAACAATAGTTTACTGTTCTGCACATGATCATCGAAACGAAGACCCCCCTGCAGGTTCTTGAGCTCGCGGTTTCGCATTTCGCGTCCCAAGCAGCGTTCGCTCGTGCGATCGGCCGACGTCCACAGGAGGTCTGGAACTGGCTCAAGCGAGACAAAAGGGCGCCGATCGATGCATGTCCGTTCATAGAGAAAGCGTGTGCAGATCATATTGTGACTTGTGAGAGTTTGCGTCCGGACTATGCGGGATGGGCTGTTGCGCGACTTATTTGGCATGAGGACGGGCGGTTTGGTGTGAGTCGAAATGCCGAAACCGAGCTAGTGGGCGGCGCTACGGGAGAGAGCCAATGAAAACATCTTCCACATTAGGCCCCGGCATCGAGATCGGGGCTTCGAGACACACGCGCCATACGCGTTGCTTCGTCAAGGGCATGCGTAACGGCGTTCGCGTCAAGCTTGTGCACTCTGTTGAGGTCAGTGATCTGCCCAATGAAGGTGAGGTGATACACAAGGTAGCGACTAAACGCCGCGATGTTTTGGGAGTTACCCGCATCGATGTTCGCTTGCCGCGCGTCCACATGAGCTCGATATTCCGCCGCCGCCGCGTCGTAGGCTCGCTCGACAAGTTGCTCGCGTTGCCGCTGTTTCACGCCCATTCGAGCCGCGATAAGCGTTGCCATAGCCCCCGACATGGAACCGATGATCGCGCCGACGCCACCGGCAATTGCAGTGATAACAGAGATATCCATTTTTTGAAGCCTTTCGTGAGGTCGGCTAAATCGCCTGGTTTGGTTAAACGGTTTCGCCTCTGGCTCCTCCGCCACCGATCGAGCACCAACGGTTCTACCGGAGAGAGCCAGTGAATTCACATATCTCCACCGGCAAGTCTCGCCGAAAGTGCTCTGTGGTCAATTTGGTAGGTGCGACCGGTGAAATAGACCGAGTTGCAGTGATTGCACACAAGATTTATGCGCCCGCTCTTCTGTTGACGCTGGAGCACGACTTTCTTCGTTTCGTTGTCCATGCATGGCTGGCAAAGGTAGTGCGGGCTTCCGCCAGCCTCGCTCGGCTGAATCTCAGCGAGGACAAAAACGCTCTCCGACAGCTCATGAAGGTCGTACTTCGCCCGCTCAGAGCTCCGCTCTTCAAGTTGAGCGATTTGTGCACTGAGCTTTCGCTTGTCGTCTTTGAGCGCATCAATCTCATCGCGAGCCGCCGAGTGCTTCTCTTGCAGTTGAAGCGCGGCGTTTGTGACCTCGAAGATATGTTCATTCAGCATTTGCTTCACCTCGGCGAGCTTCACATCGTCTCGTGCAGCCACAGCAGACTTTGCGAGATCGATGGAGGTTCGAAAAGCGGCGAGTGCGGTGCTCAGTGCGGTGATCGGTTCCATGGATTCGACGTAAATGAATTGGCGGTTAGGGGCGGCGCTTCTGGAGGTGTCAAATGACCGAGTACGGCGCGGCTTGGGAGGAACTGTTCAGACGCCATCGACATGCGCTGGACGAATTTGCATCAACCGCGCTTAAGGCAATAGCGACTGCCATCGGCATTCCGGACGTACTTATCCCTGATGACCCGGTGGTTTCAGCCATGCGCGCCAGCGTTCGCGAGCGGCTTCGAGCGCCGAAATGTTCGCATCGGAAGCGCCGCTGCCGAGCGCCATCGAAATATGCCGTTCTGCAAGCACTTCGAATTCTTCGCTCAGCAGGTCTCGCCGTGGATGTGTATCTAGTAGCGCGGTCAGTAGCCAGGTCTGGGCGAACAAATGCGCTTCGAGTGCGGTAATGCGCTCGCTGTCGGTCATGAGCACTCCTAGATTGAGTGAACTGGTTGTGTGGAAACACCATTCTCGCATGACGGTGAGTGCTCATCTTTATCTCGCGGGGCGTGTTGAACATGCCTTGCATCGTAGGAAAAACGGCGTGCAACAGCACGCAACTTAAGTTGAGGGAGGTTGAACATGGCTGAACGGCCGAACATCGAGAAGGCCTTGCGTCTTCTCTTAGCAAGCGACGAGCGGAAAGCTGCGATGGAGGTTCTGAATTGGGACGCATCGCAGGTTTCGCGCTTCCTATCGGGGCAGAACGGTATTCCCATCGACAAGATCGATCAGGTAATTGGTCTGACGGGCTTCGTGATGGTGACGCCGCGCTACCTGGAGGGGCTGGCATCGATGGCTGAGACTGGCGTCGGGTGCCGCTGCGCGCGAGAAGGTGGTGGTGAATGCGGATTCGAGCGACGCGTGAAGGTTCTGCCGCGTGCCGCATGAGGTGTTAGGGGAATGAGCGAAATCCAAATGAATCTGTCCGTGTCGGCCGATCAATCGGCAATGGCGGAGACGATTGACTATGTTCGCCAGCAGATCGTATCGGCATTCGCCGTCCAGGCCGAGTTGCTTGGCGGCGGACCGCGCATCTGCATCAGTTGCGGCGCGACGCCTAATTCCGCCGGCACCCTGCCGTGCGACCACTGAGCGCACGTCTATGACCGCAGCCGACTGGATTGCCCTTGTCGTGATTCTTGCTGTCGCTATCCCGACAGCGCTCATGTTCTGGCCATACCACGGCCGTACTCAGCCGGAGACCACCGAATGAGCTTCCATCGCGTCAATCAAGCGTGGGGCGTTGAGTTGCGCCATACGGAAAAGATCGTACTGCTGGCACTTAGCCACCACGCGGTCATGTCGACGGGCGAATCGTCGCCGAAGGTCAGCCGACTGGCGCGTGACTGCGGCATGTCAGAGTCGGCCGTCCGCGAGTCCATCAAGGCGCTGGAGGCGGCGGGACACGTCGAGTCGACGCCAGTTCGTCGTGGCGTCACCAATTATCGCGTCAAGGTCGGGCAGGCGGCATGAGCACGATCATCATGTCCCAATACTGGCCGTCGGAAGTGAGGAGCGTTCCCAGTCCCGAGTTGCGTCACAATGGATTTTTCAACTCGGAGAAGCGCAATGTTGACACGCGAGCAACTATTGGAAGCGATCTCGTCGCTGCAAAGGGTCGGAGTCGTTCTGTATTTCCAATGCCCGTACCCGTCGGGTACGAGGCCAATGCATGCAACGAACGAGGACTTGGCTGCGTGCGCATTGGGCGAACTGCATCTTGCCAGCAAGTTAACCGGATTGTCGCCGGACGAGTTTGCGTCGTGGGTCGAGAAGGACGGGTTCGTGCAATGCAGTGCGACTACACGCGAGGGCCATCGCTGCATGAAGATTGTCGCTCACAGCCGCTTGGACGACCCGCGCGCCTGGAAGGCCCTGGCCGATACCAAGCCATACTGCCCGACGCACGGGGGATAGACCCCGTCTCAAATGCCCTACCGCCTGCCAGGGGGCGTCGATGAGCGCCAAGGTGATGGGCATGGTATTCGAGCGCTACCCGACCGGCGGGGGCGAAATGCTCCTCGCGCTCAAGCTTGCCGATAACGCGCACGACGACGGCACGCGTATTTTCCCGAGCGTGGCCACCATGGCCGCGCGTACTCGCCAATCCGAACGAGCTGTCCAGTACCAACTTCGGCGCATGCAGAAGTCCGGCTGGCTGGTCCTCGTTCGTCCTGCTGTGGGTGGTCGCGGCCAGTCCGGAATGCCCGCTGAGTACCGTATCAATCCCTTGTGGTTAAACGGTGCAGAACTTGCACCTATTTCCGGTGACACGGAAGACGAAGGAAAGGGCGCAGATTCTGCACCGAATAAATCCGCAGAAAGGGTGCAATCCGAAGCGGAAAAGGGTGCAACTGGCGACGGAAAGGGTGCAAACGACGACAGAAAAGGGTGCAAAGCTTTTGCACCCGAACCATCAGTAGAACCATCAGTTAACCGTCAGGGAACCGTCATAGGCGACGGCGATGCCGCCGCCGGTGTTTCGTGCGCCGATTTGGCAGAGGACGATGGCAAGCCTCTCACGGTCAACGATCTCGTGCACGAGGGCATTCCCCGTCAGATTGCCAAAGACTGGATGGCTGTGCGGAAGGGCAAAAAGCAAACGTCGCTCACGCCGACTGCATGGGCCGCTGTGAAGCGCGAGGCGGAAAAGGCTGGCATTACGTTGACCGCTGCCGTCACGCACGCTGTTGAGGCTGGCTGGGCAGGGTTCAAGGCGAAGTGGTTGGCAAGCGAGGGTGGCACGACGGGCGGGCGCGGAGCGGCGGCGGGTTTGAACAAGCAGGAGCAGCTTGAGCAGCGCAATCGCGAGATCGCCGCCGCACAAGCCGCTCGCGTCATGGCAGGGGAGCGCGCATGAAACCGGAAGATTCCGCCGATTTTTTTTCGCTCATCAGTAACGTCTACGCCTTCTACCGGCAGGACTACTCCGATTTTGTCGGGCAGGTCTGGTGGGGCGCGATGAAGGTCTTCGATATCGCTGCGGTGCGAGACGCTCTCGGTCGCCACGCCGCCAATCCCGATGCAGGTCAGTTCCTTCCGAAGCCCGCTGACGTCGTGAAGATGCTCGAAGGTTCGACTCAGGACTCAGCGCTTCTGGCGTGGCACAAGGTCGACAAGGCGGTGCGCGAGGTTGGCACTCATGTGTCGGTGGTGTTCGACGATGCGCTGATCCATCGGGTGATTTTCGAAATGGGTGGTTGGGTGCTTGTCGGCGGGAAGGACGAAAAGGAGTGGCCCTTCGTCCGCAACGAGTTCGTCAACCGGTATCGAGGCTATAGAGGTCGCAGTCAGGTGCCCGAGTATCCGCCGGTGCTTGTCGGTATTGCTGAAGCTGCCAACACGCGGAATCACTTTCGGTCTTCGGCCCCCGTGCTGATCGGCAATGCCGAAATCGCGCACAAGGTGTTGCTCGGCGGAAGCGTGACGCCGCTCGTTGGATACACGCGAATGACGGGCGATGAGTTCCAACGAATCACGCAGTTTCCGGGGGATGCACCACGACTCAGCGCATAGAACAAGCTAAGTGCTGGCGGCGCTTCGATGAGGCGGCGAGGGCAGCACTGGAAGGGAACGGCGATCTGGCTCGGGCGCTCATTGCGGCGGTGGGGCGGCGCTTCGGCACAGAGGTGGCAGCGCGGCAGGAGAAGGAATTGCGTGCGTACATCGAACACTTACGGAGGAAGGGAAAGTGAGCAGAAAGGGCCTGACATTTCCCGAGAGTGCCGTAAGCAACGGCCTCGTAGGGACGGCGCGGATTCGTGAACAGATCGGCAGCACTGCCGCTGCACTTGCTTCGCCCACGCCGGCACCGCTGGCACAGCCGATCCTCGGCATGGTTGCGGAGAAGCGCTCGAAGTACAGCAATAAGAAGTGCGAAGTCGACGGCATTAGGTTTGACAGCCGAGCTGAGGCGCGCCGGTGGTCTCAACTGCTGGCGATGCAGGAACGAGGCGATATTTGCGCGCTTGAGCGCCAGGTTGTCTACGTACTGGCACCTGGAGTTGTGATCAACGGACGGAAAGTCCCACCGCTTCGTTACGTCGCTGACTTTGTATATGAGCGTGGTGATGAAACCCTGATCGAAGACGTGAAAGGTGTGATCACGCCGGAATATCGGATCAAGCGCCATCTGATGGCGTTGAAGGGATTGAGTATCGTGGAGATCAAATGAAGCACGACATCCTTGAGTGCATGGATCGCGGCCTTTGGTATTGCGTTGAAACGCTGTCGGCGTTGACGGGATATGCGAACCGCCAGACTCGCGACACTTGCATGCTGCTTGTTGGCGAGGGTTTGCTCGATATGAGCACTCTCAACGAGAAGCGCAGATTCCGCTTGGCGATGACGAAGCGTGCATCGCGGCAGCTGGACTACACCTGCGTGCCGACCACGGCGACGGCGCCGTATCGCCCTCGGTGGGCGCCGCTCGAAGGTTACGGTGCCGCCAACGCGACATTCCGCGAACTCGCGGAGATGGTTCGATGATGCGCCGTACGCCGCTGAGACGATCAGGATTCAAGCGCAAGGTTGGATGTGCGTTCAGCCCGTTCAGTGGTAGCGCAGTCCTTCGCGGCTCGACGTTCAAGCGCAAAGCCAAGAAGAAGCGGGCGGGGCACGACAAGCGAATGCTGGCCGCCTGTCGCGGCGAGCAGTGTTACCTGCGGGTACCCGGCATCTGCATTCCGGCATCAGATACCGTCGTCCCATGCCACTCCAACGAGCAGCAGCACGGCAAGGGTATGGGGATCAAAGCGCGCGACGAGTTCACAGTGCCAGGATGTCTGGCATGTCATGTCTGGCTTGATCAGGGATCAGCGCCGCGAGCCGAGAGGTTCAGCGTTTGGCGTGCCGCGTATCGCGAGTGGGAGCCGAAGCGTGCTGCAAAGCTCTCAATTGAGGTGGCCTGATGGCGACGCTGCCTTCGCACTTTTATCAGGATCCTGCAAAAGTCATTGAAATTGAGGAGAGCAAAACATGCAAGGGCTGCTTACACAAGCTGACGCTATGGGGACTGGAGTATTGCGCCAAGGAGCAGACCAAGCCCGGAATGAAGAACATGCGGCGGTGCTCGCTTTACAAGGACAGGGCATGACCGCAAAACGCGACCTCAATGCGCTTTGCGAGGATTGGGCAGCGTGGCATCGTTCGAGACGTCTATTTGCACCACCAGTTCCTCTGAATATTCTGGCGCGCCTCGTGCCGCGTAAAATTGGTGAAGTGCCTGATGCTATTTGTTCGTCGACGTTGAGTTTCTTCAACTTGGCCGTGCTTGCGCTACCGGAAAGCGTTGAGAAGCAAACGTTCTATCTGTACTACATCCATCGCGTGAAAAACATCAAGGTTGTCGCATCGGAGATGGGCATCTCCCGCAGCGCCTTCTATAAACGTGTCGAGTCATTTCGTGAGCAAGCATATCGAGCGTACGAGCGTATGGTCGAGACCGCATAGCACCCACTAGTTCATTAATCCGGAAATGTAAAGAACTAAGATGTATAGCCCCACGCTATACATCTTAGTGCTATACAAAAACCGCAAAAAACGTATCATTTCGGAAAGGCTGAATCATTGCCTCCAAAGCCCGCACAGTGCAAATTGTGCGGGCTTTTTTGTTGCCATTTCATCGAAGCGGAAGACTGCCGGCGAGGCTGGCCGAGCGGATCCGAGCGATCACGGGTTGTCCGCTTCGATGAAATGCGTGACCTCCTCCTCGCCTCACGGCGTTTGCCCGCATCGCCTCGGTGGTGCGGCATTTTTTCTCTAAATCCCAGATGATGGCATTGAATGTTCGGTCGGATCTTCGTGGAATTTCGGCTGACATGTCTCGCTACCTAGGGGAGGAGAAGAAGGCGGTAGTGCGGGCGCTGAACAAGACAGCGACACAGGCCAGAACAGAGGCATCGAAGGAAGTGCGCGGCGTTGGTTACAACATCAAAGCCAGCGCCATCAAGAAATCGTTTTCGATAAAGCGAGCAACCGCGGCGAATCTTGTCGTCACACTCCGCGCGACTGGTCGACCGATTGGCTTGATCAACTATGGCGCACGGCAAGGAAGGGGCGGTGTAAGCGTTCAAGTGAAGTCGGGAAGAAAGGTGCTCAAGCACGCTTTCATCGCGAGCATGCCCAATGGTCACAAAGGCGTGTTCGAGCGCACGGGCCGCGGCCATAAGAAAGTCGTTCGCAATGGAAAGGTCATGAGATCAGGGTTGCCAATCAAAGAGTTGTTCGGCCCCTCGATACCTCAATCGCTTGCGAACGACGCCGTTGAGAAGGCTGTCATGGCTAAGATCCGGCAGAAATTTCCGCAGATCCTTCGGCACGAACTGGCGTTCGTCGCCGCCCGTCGTCGGTAGCGTCATCGCCGGATGGTCTGCCCAAGAAATGAGCGGGTCCCTCTTGGAAGGGACCGCAGGGCGGGAGCGAAGACTCGCGAGTTTCGTCTAGCTGCAAACTTTTCAAATTTGGGTAACAGGTAACAGATCGCACATGAAACAGAGCGAGTTCGCAGCCCTTCACGGCGTCAGTCGCAAGACGGTCACAAAATGGAAGGAGCGCGGCTGGCTTGTGTTTGCAGGAGATGAGGTGGACGTCGACGCCTCAAATGCGATGCTGAAAAAGTATCGCCGGGACGGAGCGGAAACTGTTACCCAAGGTGTTACCCAAAGGTCGCAGGGTAACAATTCCGCTGCCAAGCCGAAACCTGTTACCCGGCGCGCAAAGGTAACAATCGGCGATGACGAGACGCCGGCCGAGGCCGCCGTGAGGTTGCTTGTCGCGACCGGTGCCGACATGGATTTTGACGAAGCGAGGCGCGTCAAGGAAAACTATCTCGCCCTCCAGACGCAGCTCGAATATGACCGGCAGTCAGGCCAGGTCGTTGCTGTAGCGGACGTAAGTCGAGCGGTTGGCGACGAGTACGCCAAGGTTCGCACGAAATTGCTGGCCATCCCGTCGGAGCACGCGCCGCGCATACAACGGCTGAAGACGGTTCAAGAGGTGCAGGATGTTCTGCGCAGCATCATTGTCGAAGCGCTTGAGGAGTTGACCCGAGATGGAGATGGGGGCGCAGCCTAACCAGCGGCGCTACGCTGTCGGGTTTGAATCACTCAAACGCGAATTGCTGGCGGCACGCCGGCGCAACATTCAACCACCGCCAAAACTGACGCTCAGCCAATGGGCGAATGAGTATGGGCGCCTGTCGCGCGAAACGAGCGCACAGACAGGGAAATTCCATGCTTTCCCGTATCAGAACGGGATTATGGATGCGATCACGGATCCGTCTGTGGAGATGGTGACCGTGCAGAAGTCTGCGCGCGTCGGATACACCAAGATTCTCGACCATGTGGCCGGCTACTACATCCATCAGGATCCGTCGCCGATGTTGGTCGTGCAGCCTCGCGTCGAAGACGCCGAGGACTATAGCGTTACCGAAATCGAGCCGATGCTTCGCGACACGCCAGTGCTCGCGGAGATCGTCGGTGACCTGAAAAAGAAGGATTCCAAGCAGAAAATCCAGAAACGGATGTTTCGCAACGGCGCTTCGATCTCGTTCGTCGGCGCAAACAGCCCAGGCGGATTTCGGCGCATTACCGCGCGGATCGTCGAGTTTGACGAGGTCGACGGTTACCCAGTCATGGGCGCTGGCAAGGAGGGCGACCAGATCAAACTGGGCATCAAGCGCACGGAATCGTTTTGGAACCGAAAGATCATCCTCGGTAGCACCCCGACGGTAAAAGGGGACAGCAGGATCGAGAAGAGCTTTGCGAAGAGCGACCAGCGTCGCTATTACGTCCCTTGTCCGCATTGTGGTGAGTTCCAGGTGCTGGAATGGGGTGGTCCTGATACGCCCCATGGCATCAAATGGGACAAGGACGAGGACGGCAACGGATTGCCTGCGACGACGCACTACGTGTGCCGACACAACGGATGCGTCATTTACGACGTGGACAAACCCGAAATGATCGAGCGGGGCGAGTGGCGTGCATCCAAGCCGTTCAGCGGCCATGCAGGGTTTCACATCTGGGCCGGCTACAGCCTATTCGCCAATGCGGCGTGGCCGAAGCTGGTCGAAGAGTGGCTTGAGGTGAAGAACGATCCGCTGATGCGGCAGACGTTCATCAACCTGGTGCTTGGTGAAACCTACGAGGATCACGGCGACCGAGCCCTGAAGGAAGACAAGCTTGTCTCTCGGTGCGAGGTGTGGCCGGCAGAAGTTCCGGATGGCGTCGCGGTGATCACGATCGGTGTGGACACCCAGGATTACCGGTTTGAGGTCGAGGTCGTCGGCTGGGGCCGCAACGAGGAAAGCTGGTCGATCGCCTATGAGGTGATCGAGGGCGATATGGAAACCCCCGATCCGTGGGATCGCCTCGACGCATTTCTCAAGCGCATCTGGTACCGGGCCGACGGCCGCGGCTTTGAAGCCATGGCCGTATGTATCGATTCTGGTGGACACCATACGCAGAAAGTCTACGACTTCTCCAAGGCGCGGCTCGGCCGTCGCATTTGGGCAATCGCAGGTGAGCGTGCGGTGGGTGGTAAGCGAAGCCCTGTTTGGCCGACCAAGAAGCCGAGTCGGCGAACAAAGGCGACCTTCCGCCCCGTGATTCTTGGCGTGAACACCGCGAAAGACGTGGTTCGTTCGCGATTGCATCTTGAACAGGCCGGGCCGGGGTATATGCATTTTCCGGCGGACCGCGACATCAATTACTTTGCGCAGCTCACGTCCGAACGGTTGATCGTCAAGTTCTCAGGTGGTCAGAAGTACCGTGTTTGGGATCTTCCGTCTGGCCGCGCGAACGAGGCGCTCGATTGCCGTGTGTATGCCTATGGCGCGTTGTGCGGCTTGCTGTATTTCGGACTCAAGCTGAACAAGCGGGCCGACGAGGTCGTCTTGAACGGCGATGGCCTCATCCGAGTCGTTGATGACGCGCCCTCACTGGCTGTTCAAGAAGTGTCCCTAGATGTTACGGCGCCGGCGCCGCGTCCAAAAGAGAGGGGGCCTCGGGTCATCGTGACTGAGCCGTCCAAGAAGACGCGGGTCAGCCGACTCGCATAGTAGGAATCCACACGTGTTCAACCCCAATACCTCAATCTTTGCCGGCATGCCAACGGCTGCGGTGCAGCAGGCGCTCGCTAATGCTCAGGCCGCATTGATCCAGTTGCAGTCGGGGCAGAAGGGCGTTTCGTTCAGCTATGCGCAGGGCGACGGAACCAAGTCCGTCACCTATCAGCAGGCTGACATCGCAGCATTGACGGCACTTATTCGACAACTTCAGCAGCAGCTCGGCATCATTCCTCGGGCTCGCCGCTCCTTTCGCTTCGTATATCGATAATGCAAAACCAAGTGTCGATTGTCGGTGTGGATGGCGCGCCGCTGCGACCAAGTCGTGCCCGTATGTTGACGGGCGGCTCGCGTACGCCGTATGACGCTGCGGACATTCGTGGCGATCACGTCGCTGACTGGAACCCGTACTTGTGGTCGCCTGATGGCGAACTCAACATGTACCGGGATCGGATTGTCTCGCGCGTACGTGATCTGGTTCGAAATGATGGATGGGCGTCTGCGGCAGTTACGCGCACGCTTGATACCGTCATCGGGGCAAACTTCCGACCGATTTTTAAGCCGGATTATCGGGCGCTTCAGGCCTTTAGTGGTAACAAGGCGTTCGACCACATGTGGGCCGAAGAATATGGTCAGGCGCTTGAGGCGCACTGGCGCACTTGGGCGAACGACCCGGGGCGTTACTGTGATGCCCAGCGCAACCTGACCATCGCCCAGATCATGGCCGTGGCGTTCCGTCATGAACTGATCGACGGCGATTCGCTTGCGCAGATCCTCTGGCTGCCAGAGCGTGTCGGCCCAGGGCGCGCTCGCTATGCCACTACGGTGATGTTGGTCGATCCCGACCGGCTGTCGAATCCCCAACTGCGTTTTGATCAACAAGATCAACGCGGGGGAGTAAAGGTCGACGACTACGGCGCTGCCGTTGGGTACTACATCCGGCGTGCGCACCAGGGCGATTGGTTCAGTGCCGGTGATTCAGTCCATTGGGACCTAATCCCCCGTGAGACCAACTGGGGGCGGCCCATTGTTGTGCATAACTTCACGGCGGATCGCGCTGGTCAGCATCGCGGCGGTGCCGGCATTCTGACGCCAGTGCTGCAACGGCTGAAGATGTTGATCAAGTATGACGGTGTCGAACTTGATGCGTCGATCATCAATGCGATTTTCGGCGCATACATCACCAGCCCGTTCGACCAGGAGTTCGTCGAGGAAAGCCTTGGAGACGGAAAGTTGGGCGCATATCAGGATGGCCGCGCCGAATTTCACGCGGAGCGTCGCATCCGCTTGGGCGGCGCTCAACTGACGTCGCTCTACCCAGGTGAAAGCATAGAAACGGTCGCCGCCGCACGCCCTAACGGAAATTTCGAGGCATTTGAGTCGGCCATGCTTCGCAACGTGGCCGCTGGCGCGGGGGTTTCGACGCAGCAGATCAGTCAGAACTGGTCGGATGTGAACTACTCGTCGTATCGAGCTGCAATGCTCGAAGCGTGGAAAACGTTCCAGCGCCGGCGTTTCAATTTTGCTCAGGGATTCGCGCAACCGATCGCCGGTGCTTTTGTAGAGGAATCGATGGAAGTCGACGATCTGCCGCTTCCCAGTGGAAACGTTCCCGACTTTATCGAGTGTCGTGGCGCATACGCGCGTGCGAAATGGATGGGGCCGGGAAGAGGCTATGTCGATCCCACGAAGGAGCGCCAAGGCGCAATCATGGGCTTGGACGCCAGTCTCTCAACGCTGGAAGACGAATGCTCGGAACTGGCCGGCACCGACTGGCGGGAAGTTCTTGAACGGAAGGCCGTCGAAGCTCAGAAATTCAGGGACCTCGGACTTCCGCCGCCCAAGTGGGTTGCAGGCGACGACGTAACCAAAGCCGGCGAACCGCCGGAGGAACCGAAAGCCGCATGAACCAAATTCTCCCGCGCTTAGCGCAACGGATGTTCAACACCCCGGTGGCAATCCATCCCCGTAAGGCGGAAATTGTCATCGCGGCGTTGGCCGACCGACTCGGTGTTTCTCAGATGCTCCGCCTCGACGGCTCGTCGATTATTCCGATGGCCATGGAAGATGACGAGTATGGATACGCTGAGCCGGGTCGAAACCCTCGCGGCGGTTACGACAATGTCGCTGGCGCGGCTGTAATCGAGGTTCAGGGCACGCTTGTCCAGAAACTCGGCAGTCTTCGGCCCTACTCCGGCATGACGGGCTATGACGGCATCCGCCAAAATCTACTGATGGCGATGGACGATCCAGATGTCAGCGCCGTCATTCTCGACGTCGATTCGCCGGGTGGGGAAGTCGCCGGATGCTTCGATTTGGTCGACACGATCTATGAGGTCCGTGGCCGGAAGCCAATTTGGGCGATTCTCAACGAGTCGGCCTACTCTGCAGCCTACGCGGTAGCTAGCGCTGCGGACCGCATCATTGTGCCTCGCACCGGTGGTGTAGGGAGCATTGGGGTGATCTGTGCCCACGTTGACTTCTCGCAGGCGCTTAGCGCATCTGGCGTCAAGGTGACGTTCATCACATACGGTGACCGCAAGGCTGACGGTCATGCCGAGATCCCACTGTCCGAGGAGGCGCTTGCGCGCTTTCAGGCAGACATCGACACGATGGGTGAACTGTTCGTCGAAACAGTTGCCCGCAACCGGAATATCTCAGCCGCCACGGTTCGGGATACGCAAGCCGCTACGTTTATGGGCGACAAGGGTGTCGCGCTAGGACTGGCGGACGAAGTGGCGGCGCCTGATGCCGCGTTTCGGGCCTTGATGGCCGAGATCAACAAGGCCTAGACCCATCATTCCAGGAAGGATCAAATGAAGAACCCGAAGCTCTCGAAGCTGGCGGCGGCGATGCCGTTTGCCCACTACCTTGGCCTTGGCATTGCCGGCCAGCGAGCCGCACGCGCCGAAGAAGGCGACGATGACGAGCGCAAGCAGAAGCCAGATGAGTCCGACGAAGACTATGCCAAGCGCATGGACGAGATGGACAAAGAGGAGGAAGCCGCGCGTCGTGCCGAAGAGGACAAGAGCAAACCGGGTGCGGACGATGAGGACGACGACGCGGACATGGAAGACGGTGCCGACGACGACAAGCAAGACGACAAGGAAGAGGGCAAGCGAGCAGGGCGCGCCAAGGGCGCTCGTCAGCGCGAGCGAGTCCGCTGCGCTCGAATCATCGCGGCCGGCGTCAAGGCGGGTCGTGTGAATCAAGCTGCCGTGTTCGCGTTTGACACCAGCATGACCGCGCACCAGGCAATCGCTGCATTGGGTGCGGTTGACCTCGACCGACCCCAAGCTCGCGGCTCTCGCCTCAGCTCGCTGATGTCGTCGGTCCAACCGCCGATCGCGACGCCGCAAGCCGATGCCCCGAACGCGAGCGACCCGCGCGCGATCGCGGCCAAAGCTATTGCCGCCGCCGCCAAGGCGCGTGGCGAAAAAGCCTAATCCTCTCCCCGATAAGGAGCCAACCTCATGACTCTCAACGTCAGCACCATCGGGGACAACCCGCAACAGCCGGGAATCTCCGCAGAAACTTACGTTCCCGATCAGTTGATCGCGGGCAATCTCAAGCTTGTCACCGATTCAGTGACCATCACGGGCGGCGCTTTCAAGCGGGGAACGGTGATGGGCGTGATTACTGCCAGCGGCAAATACACGCAAGCTCTTTCTGCATCCACTGACGGCAGCCAGACTCCCGCGGCCATTCTCGCAGACGACTCGGATGCCAGTGCAGGCGATGTCACCGGCGGCGTGTATCTGATGGCCGAGGTGAACGGCAATGCCCTGATCCTTGGCACGGGCATCACGCTTCCCGCTGCCAACAAGGCGCTCCGGCCCCTTGGCATCTTTATCAAAAACTCGGTTTCCGCTGCGGACCCGACCTGACCCAACTACCTACGGCGACTGAAACCCGGCTTCGGCCGGGTTTTTTCGTTTACGGCCTTCGAGAAACGCAGGGAGCATCCACATGACCGGAAACCTGATTTACGACACCAACGTGCTTATCGCGATGGTGCCCAACCTTAAGAAGTCGCAGAAGTTCTTGCTCGACAAGTTCTTCCCGAACGTCGTCACGTCCGACACGGAGTTCGTCTCGATCGACGTAGACGTCGGTAAGCGTCGCATGTCGCCGTTCGTCTCGCCGCTTGTCGAAGGCAAGCTGGTCGAGCAACGTCGCTATCAGACGAACACGTTCAAGCCGGCCTACATTAAGGACAAGCGCGCGCCGGATCTGCGAAAGCCGGTTCGTCGCATGATCGGCGAGCGTATCGGTGGTGACATGAACGCCGGTGAGCGCGAAATGGCGAATCTGACGTTCGAGATGGAAGATCAAGTCGATATGATCGACCGCCGCCTCGAATGGATGGCCGCTCAAGCGCTGGTCGGTGGCTCGGTGACCATTTCCGGCGAAGGCTTCCCGACGGTGATCGTCGATTTTGGTCGCGCCGCCGATTTGTCCGTTGCAAATGCGGGCAGCACCAAATGGACGCCCGCGAACATTGCGGCCGGTACGGCCAACCCATCGCGAGACATCGAGACGTGGCAGCACACGATGCTCAAGGAGTCGGGCGGCGTGGCCACTGACCTCGTTTTCACGACGAGCGCATGGAACGGGTTCATCCTTGATCCGGTCGTGAAGGCGACGATCTGGTATCCGGGCAACGGCGGTCAAGGCAACACGATCAATGTCGGCGCGCAGATTCAACGCGGAGCCGTGTACAAGGGGCGCTGGGGTCAATATGACCTGTGGGTCTACAACGACTGGTACGTCGACGACAACAACAAGGAACAACCGATGCTGGTTGACGGTACGGTCGTGATGTCTGGCGCTGACCTCATGGGCACGCGTGCATTCGGTACGGTCCTCGACCCGGCGTTCAACTATCAGGCACTGCCGTATGCGCCGAAGACTTGGGTCGAGCAGGATCCGGCCCAGCGCTACATTCTGATGCAGTCGTCGCCGATTATCATCCCGAGTCGCGTCAACGCGAGCTTGGCCGCGAACGTGTGTGATCCGGTGGTTGGCTAATGGCGGCCGAATCGAAGGCCACGCGCGCCACCGTCGCGCGCGGCCGCACCCTCAATGTTGACGGCAAACGGTACGGCCCAGGAGACGAGGTCCAACTCCCGGCGTCAGAAGTCGCTCACCTCCGGCGAATCGGCTATTTGACGACTCCCGGAGAAGCCGAGCCCGCGCGTGGTGATGGCCCAGTTTTCACTCCGTCTGAAGGTCCGACGGTCAAGGTGGAATCGTGATCGACTGGGATGCCGAAGTGCTCGGTCCGCTGATGGGGGTGTTTGGTGAGCCGGTGCAGTATCGGCCTCACACCGGCGCGCCGCTGACCATCGGCGGTGTGTTCGACGACGCTTATCAGAAAGAGATGCTCTTTTCTGATGCGTCAGTCGAAATTTCAACCGTGCAGGCCGTGCTCGGCGTTCAGTTGTCCCAGTTCAAGGTTCTACCAGCGCAAAACGACCAGTTGACGGTCGAGAGCACCGGCGCGTCATACGTCGTGAAAGACGTGCGTGTCGATAGCCACGGCGGCGCTAAGTTGATCTTGAGCAAGATGGGGACCGCATGACGACCTCTGCGGATATTCGAGCTCTGTTCGTTCAGGCGCTCAAAGGGGCGACTGATGCCGGGCAATCGGTGTTCTCGCCGTTCGATTGGCCGACTCAGGCCGACGCTTACCCGTGCGTCTTGGTGCGAGCCCCAAAGGAGCGCAAGGAGTCGCAGGGGCCGTTTCAGCCGGGATATGACGTCTACACGACGCTGCAAGTCGTTGGCAGGACAGTTTCGAGCGCTTTGGTCGGGGATGAAGGATCTGCGATCGCGCTTGCGACAGCCGAGAGGCTGAAGGCGCAGATCGAGGCCACACTTATCAACAACCCACTCATCTGGAACGATTCCTCGGGGGCATCTCGAATCGAACAGTTTGTATCGATCGACTCCGAGATATCGACCTCGTCGGACGGCGAGGTCCCGATGGCCGAGTTGGTGATGCACGTCGAAGTCAAGTTCTACCAAGGCCCCGAGGACTTTTTCCCGATCCCCACGGTGCCGATCAACGAGGTGCAGATTGCCGTGTCGGTCCCCGACGGGACCCCGCAGCCCGGAATCATCATTCACCCCCAAAGCTAAGGAGCGGCGATGTTCATCAAGCCTGCACCCGGGATCAAGCTTCGTGATCCCGAGACGAAACAATTCATCCCCGAATCCGGCCAGGAGGTGGGGGACTTCGACCTGTATTGGGTCCGGCGCGTCAATGACGGCGACGCCATTCGCGTGAGCGCAGAGACACCTGAGCCTTCGTCGGCGAAGACCTCCAAAAGCGCCTGAATCACCAAACGATTTGAACAACGACCCCGCCTCGGCGGGGTTTTTGTTTTGGAGAACGCCAAGTGACAGTTCCCTTTAAGAACATTCCCGCAAATCTGCGGGTGCCTCTGTTTCATGCGGAGCTTGACAACAGCCAAGCGAACAGCGGCGCATCGACGCAACGCGCGTTGATCATCGGGCAGATCACGTCCGCAGGGACGGGGACGCCGGGCGTTCCGCAAATCTCGCAAGGTGCGACTGAGGCGAAATCGATCGGCGGTGCCGGCTCGATGCTCGCCCTGATGACGGCTGCGTACCGGCAGGCCGATCCGTTTGGTGAAGTCTGGTACTTGCCGCTCGCAGATGATGGGAGTGCCGTAGCGGCGTCGGGCAGCATTGCGGTTACCTCTGCCCCTACGGCAACGGGCGTGATATACCTCTACATCGCGGGCATCAGCGGCGTACCTCCGGTGACCTTGACGGTCACGGCCACTCAGTCAGCCGCACAGGTCGCAACGGCACTTGCAGCGGCGATCAACGCGCAGTCCGACCTGCCGGTCACGGCTACCGCCTCGACCTCTACCGTCACGGTGACTGCGAAGAATAAGGGCTTGGCAGGCAACGATATCGACATCCGGCTGAACTATCGGGGGGCTGCGAGCGGGGAAGTGATGCCGACAGGCCTCGCATTGACGATCACGCAGATGTCCGGCGGAGCCGTCAACCCCGCTCTGACGACGGCGTTTGCGAATTTGCTCGACCAAGAGTTCGATTTCATCGCCTTCCCGTACACGGACGCGAACTCGCTCGATGCCATGAAGGCGTTCCTCAGTTCGACGACTGGCCGGTGGAGTTGGAGCAAGCAGATCTATGGCCATGCATTCTGTGGTTACCGTGGAACCCTCGGCGCACTGACGACTTTCGGTAATGGCCGCAACGACGAGCATGTCTCGGTGATGGGTTTCAACGATTCGCCGACGCCTGCATGGGTCCTCGCCGCCGATCTCGCTGGCACCGTCGCAACGTCGGTGCGGGCCGATCCCGCGCGGCCCGTACAGACGCTCGCTCTCTCCAGCTTCCTCGCACCGCCACTGGCTTCGCGCTTTGCGTTGGGAGACCGGAACACGCTGCTGTGGGATGGCATTTCGACGTTCACCGTTGCCAGCGACGGCACGGTGGCTATCGAAAACCTGATCACGACCTACCAACTGAACAGCTTCGGCCAGCCGGACAACAGCTATCTCGAAGTCGAGACGCTCTACACGCTGGCTTACGTCCTACGCGCTCTTCGCTCGGTTGTTACGAGCAAGTATGCACGTATGAAGCTGGCGGCGGATGGGACGCGGTTCGCTCCGGGGTCGTCGATTGTGACGCCCGCGATCATCAAGGCGGATTTGATTGCTCAGTACCAACAGCTCGAATACGACGGCTTCGTGCAACAAAGCGCGGTGTTCGCCCAGGGCCTTATCGTCCAGCAGAACAGCACCAATCCGAACCGAGTGGACGTGATCTACCCGGCAGTGTTGATCGCGCAATTGCGCGTCTTCGCGCTGCTCATGCAATTCCGCTTGAGCTAACCCAACTGACTCCCGGTGCCCTAGTGGCACCTTTTTCTATTTAGGAGATACCTCATGGCAGGTAATCCGAATCGCCTGGCCGGGACCGCCAGCATCACCGTCGATGGGACGAATTACTTGCTGGTGGGGGACTTCGAATACAACCCGTCGTCGGTGACGCGCGAAACCCTGTCCGGCCAAGACGGCGTTCACGGTTTCAGCGAGAAAAAGCGCCCTGGCTCCATTTCGGCGAGTCTTCGCGATGCCGGCAACCTCACGGTGGCAGACCTGAACGCAATGGACAACGTCACCGTCGTCGCGCAACTTGCGAACGGAAAAACCATCATCGGCCGGAACATGTGGACGGTGGAAGACCAGACGGTCAAATCCACGGATGCCACGATCGAAGTCAAGTGGGAAGGCCCCCAAGTTTCCGAAACCACGAGCTGAACATGAATCAACCCGACGAAAAAACCATCCCCCTCCGTAAGCCGGTAAAGCTCGGCAGCGGTGAAAGCGAAGTCGTTTACGACAAGCTCCCACTTCGTGAGCCGACTGCCGGGGAGCTGGATAAGGCTACGTCCACCGGCGGCTCGAACATCGGCATCGGGATCACCTTGATTCACCTGGTATCCGGACTCCCGAAGTCGGCCGTCGAGAAGCTCAGCCAACGTGACTTCGCGGAGGCGAACGAGTATCTCGCGGGTTTTACCGACGATGGCCCGACGGCGTCGGCGACGTAATCGCCGACGTAACGTACTTCTTCCGTTGGGGGCCGCTCGAAGCTGAGCGACTATCGCTTTCAAAACTAGCCTGGTGGAGAGATCAGGCTAAACGCATTCGTCAAGCCGAGGTGGAGGACTGATGGCAGGTAACGCGTATCAGATCACCATCACGGCGGCCGATAGGGCGTCGGCGGTGGCGAAGCGCATCGAAGCGTCGATGCAGCGCATCACGAAGCCGATAGACCGTGTGACGGCGTCGTCGAAGAAGATGAACGAGGCGGCGGCAACACTTCGGAAGCCGTTCGCCGACGTCGGCCGATCGTTGAAGGCGTTGGGCGATGAAACCGGTGTAACCAAAGTCGCACGTGGCATTCGACGCATTGGGTATGCGGCGGCCGACGCTAGCCGGAGCCTGCTAGGTATCGTCGCCCCGCTGGCGGGCATTGCTGGCCTCGGATCGATCGCAGGCATTGCACTGATGACGAACGAGTGGGGCAAGATGGGTGCAGAGGTTTTGAAGACGTCTGCTGCCATCGGCGTCTCGACGGTGGACCTTCAGGCATACCGTGGCGCCGCAAAGCTTGCGGGTCTTTCGGCCGACGAGATGACAGGCTCGCTTAAGTCGCTCGGCAAGACCATCGAGGATGCCACCTACGGTCGGAATCAAGACGCTTTCGTGATGATGCAGAAGTTCGGCATCAGCCTGCACCGAACGAAGGACGGGGCTGTCGATGCGACGCGCGCTCTCAAGGACGTCGCCAATGCGATCGTGAAGCAAAAGGGCAACGTTCAGACGCAGGCTTTAATCGCTGACGTTTTCGGTGTTGGGTCGCTGCTCCCCATGCTCCAGAAGGGAGAATCGGGCATTGACGCGTTCGTTGAAAAGGCGAAGAGCATGGGGTTGGTGCTCGGCGACGAACAACTCAAACGCGCAGCGGCATATAACGAGCAAATGCTCAAGCTGGAAGCCTCCGGGACGAAGCTGAAGTACTCGTTCGGTGAGGCGATGGCACCGGCCCTGGAACGAGTAATTGGCGTCGTGCAACGCCTGGTTGAACAGTACGGAAGTATCGTCGCGACCAAGGTTGCGGAGTACGTTGAGCGCTTTGCCAAGTGGTTAGAGCAGGTCGATTGGGATAAAAAGGCGCGGCAAATTGCAGGCTTCGTTGACGCGCTTGGTGGTGTCAAGGGAATCGCCATCATCATTGCTGGCATAACGTTTGCGGGACCAATTGCTGGAATCGCAACGATTGCTTCGGGTCTTACTCAGTTGGCCATGGTTACCGTGCCGCTTGCGATCGGCGCACTGGCGAAGCTTGGAAAAGCGAAGGTGGCGGCTGATGCCGCAGGGGCTGCGGCAGCGGGTTCTGGTGGGGCTGCCGGGGCCGCTGGCAAAGGCTTGCTGTCAAGGTTGTTTCCCTTCGCGGCGAAGCTTGGGCTTCCGCTCTGGCTCCTGACCCACTCTGAGGGGCTCAACTCAGGGGAGGACGAGTATCTTGCATCTCGCCGCGCGAAACCTGGGCAACCGTGGCCCGGCGGCGGAAAGCCCACAGCGGAATCATCGGCGCTGTTTTCGCGGCTTGAGTCTCAATATGGCTTGCCGAGCGGTCTTTTGGACAGCGTTTGGGCGCAGGAATCGGGGCGCGGCACTAACATGCTGTCGCCTGCCGGCGCAAAGGGGCATTTCCAGTTCATGGATGCCACGGCCAGGCAGTACGGGCTAGACGATCCGAATGACTTGACCAAGTCAGCCACGGCCGCTGCCCAGATGTATCGGGATCTGCTCAAGCAGAACGACGGCGATTTGAGCAAGGCGCTTGCTGGATATAACTGGGGGCAAGGCAATTTGCAGCGCAAGGGCATTGAGAACGCTCCCAAAGAGACGCGGAATTACGTAGATCAGGTGCAAGCCCGAATGGGCGGTACTGGCCTCTACGGTAATTCTCCGCGCATCGCTGCTGCCAATTTGCCGGGGCAGTCTCCGCCGGCTGTGACTGCCGATGCGGGACGAGTCCATGTGGACGTGGTTATCCATCAGGACGGCCGTCCCGCAACGGCGAAGGTTCGGTCGCAAGGTAATGCTACTGCGACGGCAAGCATCGGTAATCGAGCAATCGGAGAAATGGCGTGAGCGTAGCTGATGTGGTGAATGTCGCCGGGAGTATCGGCGGCGTGGCGTCCGCCGCCAAGGGAATTGCCTCGTCAGCGCAGAACTTGATGAGCCTATTCGGCAGCGGCGACTACGCGAGCAAACTGCGCAAGGCTAGCTATAACGGTGTGCCGTTCGCTGTTGTATCGGAGAGTGGCGTGTTCGGGCGGAACGTGGTCGTGCACTCCTACCCGAAAAAGGAGACGCGCCCATGGATCGAGGACAACGGGCTGAAGACGAATGTCCTGCAGATCACCGGTTTTCTCGTCGAGAACAGCCTGATCTACGGTGGCGGGGACGTCACCACGCAGAAGATCAACCTGCTGAATGTGATTCGCGGCGGCTCCGTCAACAACACGAAACCGCCGGGTATCGGGAAGCTTGTCCACCCCACATGGGGTGAGATCAAGGCGAATTGCACCGAAGTCGAGATCGGAACGTCATGGGATCGCGGTCGCGTTGTTGAGTTACGCATGACGTTCATCCTCGGCGGTGATCGACTCTATCCGAGTGCGCAATCGGCGACCAAGGACGCTGTGACCGGTGCGGCCTCATCGCTCAATGCATCATCGCTGCTCAGTTTCATCAGCAACACACTCGACGCGATCAAGGCCGGTGTCGCAGTGATCAAGGCGGCGATCAGCGTAGCGGTGGGCTTTTATCAGATGGTGAACGGCCTGATCCATAGCGTGCGCCGGTTCTTCAATTCGATATCGACGCTGGCCGGGAATTTTGGACGGCTCTTTGGCGGTGGTAACTCTGGCTATGCGGGGTCGAACGGTAAGTCGCCGAAGTCGGCGACTGTCGCGAGCCTACTTGCACAGGACACACAGAACGTTGCTGCTGTCGCGGCGGCAGGGGCGGCGCTGACAGCAGCGGCTATAAATGCCGGGGTAGATCCCACTTCGTTTAGCAACGCGGCACAGGGACTGATGGCGGCTACCGCTGCCACTGCGGCGTCGCCAGCCGATGCGATTCGATTGCTCACCCCCTTGGCCAACTACACGCCGCCCGTAGTTGCTCCGGGGTCGCCGATTGCTGCCGCACAGGCAACGATGAGTAGTGCGACGGGGGCACTACTGCGCCGCGCGGCGATCGCGCAGATCGCGACCACTTCGACGACTTATCAGCCTGCATCGGTCGACGATTCGGTCAGCGTGCGCGATACGGTCGTTGGCCTGATCGATGCTGAGATTCAGTTGGCGGCGGATCAAGGTGAAGACGATGTCTACGCTTCCCTTCGGGCGTTGCGACAAGCTGTTGTCGACGACTTCAATGGAAGGGGACAGGGCCTCGCGGCGATCACGGCGTTTGAGTTCAAGAGCTCGATTCCGTCGTTGGTGTTGGCGAACCGGATTTACCGGGACGTTGCCAGAGAAGGTGAGCTGGTGACACAGGCGAACCCGGTTCATCCGGCCTTCTGTCCGACGAGTTTTAAGGCTCTGGCGACATAACTTCGGGCTTTCTGTGGCCGGGGGAAATAACCACGTATACTGGCTGCCAAACCGAATGGGCGGAGAGTAATGGAAAAAGATCGCATCGATTGGATCGAAAAAGCTGCCGTCGAAAATTTCAAAGCTCATCAAAGTGCGACGGAAGCAATCGAGAAGCAATGCACAACAACATTGACCGTTTTCTTTGCTGGTATCGGCGGAGGATTAGCTTACGGGGCAAAGGCGCTGGAATTGCATCACTGGACGTGGCTATCAATCGGAACCCTGACTTTTACCGCGTATATCGTAGTACTCGCGGGGCTTCTAATCTGCGGATGCATGACGATTGGGGAGTATCCTCAGTTGCATAATGAGCCTGGAAACTTGCTCAATGTGCCATCGCAATACTCTTTCGAGCAGATCAGGGTGTTCGAATTGGAGAATATGCAATCCAGAATTCAGCAGGCCATCGACCGAAATGTGAAGATCTCTGACCGGCTGAATTGGATTAGGCTGGCAGCGATTGCCAGCCCGCTCATCTTTATCGCTTCGGCGGGTTGCTCGGCGGCGTTGGGCGCTTAGAGTTGTGGTCGTGTGTATCGCGCCTAATTGGCTGCGGATTCGGAACAGGGTTCTTAGAATTACTCACGTTTTCCCCAGTATGGAATGTTAAGGGTGTAGGAGCCGGTAAACATACCAGAGAAACATAAAGCCCCTCTCAGCGGGGCTTTTTCTTTTGTGGACTATCGAAACTTAGTTTAGCGGCTGGTAGGTTTGCCGCATTTCCCCGTTCACACATTTGATAGTGACCTTGCCTTGCTTCAGATAGAGCTTTCCGTCGGGGCCTGCGCGCAGTGAGTTAGTGACAAAGGTGTGCGGGTAATCGCATTTCGCTTCCACTGGTAGACCTTGCTGGTCTAAGACCGGCGCGGCGGCGCTTCGCAAGATGTTGATGTATCTAGGGGCTCCGGACTCGTTAGCACCAGCTAGTTCTCGGCCATAGATAAGTAAATCCGTCTTCGTGACGTCGTCGGGCCAGTCGTAAGCGGCGCTCCGGTTGAGCGCTTCAAATGCAAAGCCAGCTTCAACCTGTTTGCATGTTGCCGGGAGAGGAGCGCCTGGCGAGAGCGTAGCGACATGCAAATCGGCTGCCGTAGCGCAAATTACGGCGGTGTCAGTTACAACTTTAAACACGGGCATCGCACGAGCGCCGAATGAAGCCGAAAGCGCGAATATTGCAACCGCCGAAGTTTTCAACATTCCTGTTCTCCTATCAATGACCGACGACAATATTACGCTCAAGCTCAATGACACATTGCTTTCTGGGTGGACGCGACTGCGAATGACTCGCGGTATCGAGCGGTTCCCCGGAGATTTCGAGCTTGAGATGACCGAGCTTTACCCAGGGCAGGCCCAAGACGTGATTGCTGTTCCTGGTGATCGATGTGTTTTGGCTCTGGGAAATGACCGCGTAATCACTGGGTATCTGGATCGTGTTGTGCCCAGCATCTCCGCTGAGTCTCACGACATTCGTGTGACCGGTAGGGGGAAGTGTCAGGACCTGCTCGATTGCGCTGCCGTGTGGCCGAATGGCCAGATGAGCAACATCAATGCGTTCACGATGGCGAAGCAGCTCGCGGCGGTGTACGGCATTGATGTGAGTTGCGACGTTGACGGCCTTTTGATGATTCCACAGATCAACATCATCCCCGGCGAGTCGACGTATGAGGTTGTCGAACGCACCGCCCGCTACAGCGCATTACTTGTCTATGAAGATCGCGCAGGCAACATGGTTCTCGCACGCGCGGGCACAGAAGCGATGGCGAGCGGCGTGCAAGAGGGAGTCAATATCGAAGCGGCCAGCGCCGAGCGCTCGATGGATCAGCGTTTCTCGCACGTAACGGCCCTGCTGACGGGCACGAACAACATGCAGGATCTGACCTCGATCACTGCGCCCCATTTCACCGCCACCGATCCTAACGTTCCGCGCCGGCGAGAGCGAGTCATCTTCGCCGAGGCTGGAGAGCTAGGATGGGAGGTCGGTAAGCAGCGTGCACTATGGGAAGTCGCGTGGCGCAGAGGACGTGCGGAGGTGATCCACGTCACCGTGGACAACTGGCGCGACGTCGATGGGAACCTCTGGGAGCCGAACAAGCTGATCGACGTGTTGATCCCGAGTCTTAAAGTATCAGGCGATCAGGCGGGCACCGTTCCACAGCGCTTGATGATCGCTGAGGTTACCTACACCCTCGACGAATCCGGAACACATGCGCAATTGACGCTCATGCCGCCTGAGGCGTTCGAGCCAAAACCGATATTGCTCTACCCGCAGTATGGGGATCTCGTTGGAACGGTGCCCCTACGATGACACGAGAACTGGATGTTGGTCCGATGCAACGGATGATCCGGCGTGCTCTGACAGCGTTCGCCAGGGCCTTACTTTCTGCCGTGAACGACTCGGGTGGTGTTCAGGTCGTTCAGATTTCTTTGAGCTCCACTGAGGTGCGAGACGGCTCCCCGAGAATCGCCGAATTCGGCTTTTCATCGCATCCGCCCGAAGGCTCGGATTGTGTGGTGGCGTTCCTCGGCGGAGATCGAACCAAAGGTATTGTCATTGGAACGTGCCACCAGCCGTCGCGTCCCAAGAATCTCGGCCCCGGTGAAACAATTCTCCACAGCCAGGACGGGAAATCAGTCTACTTAACGGCCTCCGGCGGAATCGTCGTAGAAGCGAAAGGTCAGCCGGTTGTCGTAAACGACGCGTCGGACGTGACGTGGAACTGTTCGGGCAAGTTCAAGCTGGTGGCGCCGGGCGGCGTAGAAATCGACGCGCCGCTAGTGCAGTCGACCGGGGACATGCAGGACAATTCCGCCAGCAACCCACACACCATCGCGGCGATGCGGCAAATTGCGAACCTCCACACGCACCCGGTGAAGGGCGTGCAGGGCGGTGGTTCCAGCGTGACCAGCGATGCACCGAATCAGCAGCAGTGATTGCTGCACCCAGTGACCTATAAGCCTCCCTTGCGGAGGCTTTTTTGTTTAGTGCGAATGGATACGTCGACCGTTTGGGATTCCACAGCTAACCGAGGCGATTGGGTCCTCGATGGCGCGTCGCTTGAAACTGGAAACGACGTTACAACGGCGCTGCTAATCAGCCTGTTCACTGATCGGATGGCGGATGTCGACGACATCATCCCTGACGGCACGACAGATCCGCGCGGCTGGTGGGGAGATGACGTCGCTTCCGGCCCGATCGGCTCTCGGCTGTGGCTGCTGTTTCGCGAAAAGCAGACAAAAGAGACATTGCAACGGGCATACGACTACATCGTCGAAGCCATCCAATGGATGATCGATGACAAGGTCGTTGCCCGTTTCGATATCAATGTGTCGTGGATCACCCGAGGGCAGATGGGTGCCCAAATTACGGCATTTAAACAGGATGGCGCGATCGTGCCTAACACCTTTACGTGGGCTTGGCAGGGGAATGACTGATGCCGTATCAACGACCAACGCTCACTGAGCTTCAACAGCAGGTCGCGACGGATATTGCGTCCAATGTGCCGGGGTCCGACCCGCTGCTACGGTTCGCGAACCTGAAGATCACTGGGCGGGTTCAAGCAGGTCTTGCGCACCTTCACTACGGATACATCGACTACATCGCGAAGCAAGCGGTCCCGTGGACTGCCACTGGCGAATACCTTGCGGCTTGGGGGGCACTTCGAAATACGTTTCAGAAGTCCCCCAGTGCGGCGTCCGGAGTGGTGACTTTCCCCGGAACTCCCGGAGCGCTCATCCTAGCCGGCACGTCTGGAGCCCGAGGGGATGGTGTTACCTATACCTCACAGGCGGATGCGACTGTTCAGCCGAATGGTGTGGCGAATGTCTCGTTCGAAGCCGATCAAGTGGGTGCGTCGGGAAATTGTGATGCGGGTACGGCTATTACGCTTGGCGTCGCAATACCGGGTGTTCAGAGCAGCGGGAGTGCCGGTGTGGCGTTCACCGGCGGTGCGGATGCTGAAAGCGAGGACGACTTCAGTGAGCGCGTAATGAGCGCCTACCAAGCCACGCCGCAGGGCGGTGCGGTCGGGGACTACGCAACCTGGGCTCTTGGGGTGAATGGGATCACTCGTGCCTGGGTAACTCGCAATGGCTTCGGTGCCGGTACGGTTGTCGTCTACGTCATGCTCGATGATGCGCAGGTCTCGCATGGTGGGTTTCCGCAGGGCACAGACGGTGTGGCGACCGGAGATCAGTCCAGAGGCATTGCGGCAACAGGAGATCAGCTCACCGTTGCGAACGCGATATTCCCGTTGCAACCGGTCACTGCCCTCGTCTACGTCTGCTCGCCGATCCCAAATCCGATCAATTTCACGATCACTGGTTTGACGGGAGCGTCGGATGCAACGAAGTCGGCTATCTCGGCGGCCATCGTTGGTGTGTTTCGCACCAACGGCGTGCCCGGCGGCACGATTGACATGTCAGATATCAACTCGGCTATCGGTTCCATTCCTAGCACGAGCGGCTTTGTCATCACGAGCCCCGTCGGGAACATCGCGAATACCACTGGGCAGCTTCCAACGCTCGGAAACATCACCTACCCATGAGGACCCAGATGCTTGCACCAGTCCTCACATCGGATGATTACCTCCAAGCATTTCAAGGGCTCATGCCGCGCGGAGCTGTGTGGCCGCGTGATCCGGATGCACTTCAGACGAAGGTGCTTCGTGGGTTGAGCGGGGTCTATGCGCAAAACACCGCGCGGGCAAACAACTTGTTGATCGACGCGTTTCCGGGTACGGCATTCGAGTTGCTTCCGGAGTGGGAGCAAACGCTTGGACTGCCCGATCCGTGCGCTGGCGTATCCCCGACGGTAGAGGCGCGGCGGGCTCAGGTAATAGCCCGGCTGGCAGCGGTTGGTGGGCAGTCGATCGCGTACTTCACGCAGCTCGCGGCGAATCTTGGCTATTCGATCACGATCACCCAGTTCTCGCCGTTCGTGTTTGGGCAAGCGTCATTTGGCGATGCTCTGAACGGACCGGACTGGGCTTTTGCGTGGCAAGTGAACGCCCCCTCGTATTCGATCCGCTATTTCGCGTTCGATGGCAGTGTTTTTGGCGAGCCATTTGCATCCTGGGACAACAACGTTCTCCAGTGTGAGATTTCGGCATATGCGCCGGCTCACACCATTCCCTTGTTCAACTACAACTGACCATATCAACATGGATCGATTGATTGCGCAGTACACGGTCCCCGTAGGTAGCGGCGATACCGCGCCCGCGACCGGCACGCCAGGCCAAGCCACAGGTGGGAATCCGGCGACAAACACACCGGCAACACGGATGCCGGCATACGCATGGAACGCCATTCAGGAGGAGTTGATGGCGGTGCTCGCGGCTGGCGGCATCGTGGCGGATCGCACCAACAATGCACAGGTCGTGGCGGCGATTCGTCGTTTGGTACAGACCAAGACGGTCCTTGTTGATGTCGGCTCTGCTAACGCGTACTCGGCAGTAAACACGCCACCACTGACGGCGCTCCCTTCAAGTGGATTCGTCCAGGTGCTGAGCATTGCGAATGCCAATACTGGTGCCTCGACGTACGCCCCTGATGGTCTGGCCGCGAAGCCGATTCTTGGCATGGGTCTGGCGGCATTGCAAAGCGGGGAGCTATCAGCGAAGGGCATCGCAACACTGTTGTACGTTGTTGCATCCAACGTCAATAGCGGAAACGGGGCGTGGATCCTGATTGAATGCACTGGCGGGGCGCAGCAGATTTCTGCGGCGACGGCATCCACCCATGCGGTTCAATTCTCGCAAGTGGCTTCAGCCTTGGGGGCGGTGAACGCGCGCGCTTATACGGCTGCGGCCTCATCCTTCACGCTTACGGCTGATCGAGTTGTTGCGGCCACATCGCTTGCCGGTGGCATAGCCTACGCAACATCTGGATTCAGCAAAGTCATCAATCTGACCGTCTCTGGTGCTGGAGGCATGGACACCGGCAGTGCGCCGGCGTTGGGGTATGTGGCGATTTACGCCATCTACAACCCGACCACCACCACGTGGGCTCTCCTGGCAACGAACGCTACCTCGACCGCTGCGCCGGAGGTCTACGCCGGTGCCAATATGCCGAGCGGCTACACGGCTTCGTGTCTAGTGTCTGTGTGGGGTACGACGTCGACTGCTAACCAGTTCCGGGCAGGATTGCAGCGCGGGCGGCACATAGCATTCCCTCCTGCGACGGTGCTCTCCTCTACCACGCCTCAAGCGTCATATACGGCCCTGTCGATCTCGTCGGCTGTGCCGCCGAATGCGATTCAGGTCTTTGGGAATGCGAACCCGCAGTCCTCAGCCGCATCGACGCTCCTCGTCCACATCGCAGGGGATGGCGGCGGGACGGATGACAACTACATCGTGGCAACGAGTTCCGCGACCGGCAGCGTGGGGAACGGGAGCGTATGGCGCGCACTGCTTTCGGTTGCGCAGACGATCTACTACTCGTGGACGAACACCGGTGGTTCGCCGCAGTTTAGCATGTCGGTCGTTGGCTACATCTTCTAAGGGATACGACATGACAACATCCATTTTTGTCGCATTCACGGACGCGTCTGAAACCGAAATTGACTCGGTATTCGGCGGACCTCAACCGGTTGAGTCATTCCCCGACCAAGGCACCATTCCGAGCGACGACGCGCGCTATATCTCCTATTACAACACCGTCACAGAGCTGTTCCCGAACTTGGTCGACACGCTTATTAAGCCCGGTGACTAATAAAGAAATTGGTGAATATCCATGGATGACCAGACGACGTTGCTTGTAAAAATCGGGGGCTCCGCGGCGTTCGGGGCTGCAGTATCGCTTAAGTTTATTCCGGGGAATTGGTGGCAGCGCGGGCTCTCGTTCGGAGCGAGCGTAGGCATCGGCTGTCTTGCAGGAGGAGCGGCGGCGGAGTATTACGCGATCACGCCAGGCAGCGTTACACATATGGCTGCGATCGCGGCGGCGTCGGTCTTCGGCCTATCTGGCGTGAGCAGTCTTATCCAGCAGATTCCGAAGTGGCTGGATGCGGCTCGCCAGAAAATTCTAGGGAGCTAAGTCATGCTCGCCATCATCAATTTTTCGGCAAACGCAGTAATTTTCGCGCTCTCGCTTTGGGCTGTGCTGACCCATCGCGTACCTACTCGCAGCGGCGGCGCGCTCGTGCTGTCACTGGTGAACTTCTCGGCAATCGGCAACATCGGATCGCCGATCGCATGCCACAGCGCCCCCGAGGTCACGTTAAATGTTGCCGTGGCCATCGCTGCTGCGTGGGGTTTCTGGCAAATCCAGATCAAGCGCCGTCACTTTGGGAGGCTCGGCCATGACACCCAGTGAAGTGCTCGACGTAGCGATCGTTCCGGCGCTCTCACTTTTACCGGAGAAAATGGACACGCCTCAGGCTCGCGTCATGCTGCTATCCATCGGCTTGCAGGAATCCCACTTGACGTATCGCCGCCAGATGCCTACGGGCCCGGCACGCGGCCTGTGGCAGTGCGAGCAGGGTACGCGTGCGTCGCGTGGCGGCATCTGGGGGCTGTACCTGTTCCCCACGACCGCCGATGCGCTGGTAAAACTGTGCGCTGCTCGCAATGTCGCACACGATCCTGTGGCCATCTACAACGCCATCGAGCGCGACGACATTCTCGCGGCCGGGTGCGCTCGGCTGCTGCTCTACACCGATCCGAAGCTGTTGCCGGATGTGGGTGATGTCGAGGGCTCGTGGGCGCTATACCTGCGTGTGTGGCAACCGGGGAAGCCCCGTCCGGCCGAGTGGGGCATGAACCACTACAGAGCAGCGGAGGCCGTATGACGTGGCTTGATCCTCGCGTATGGGGCGTTCTACTTCTAGCTGTAGTACTGGCTGCCGGTGGAGGGTACTGGAAGGGCCACCACGACGCCGACCAGTCGGCCACCGTTTCCATGCAGGTCAAGCAAATTAAAGACCTGACCGACGCCAACACCCTCTACCGCCAGACGAATCAAACGCTGGCCGGGATATCGATTGATGCGAAAAAATCTGCCGACCAAGCGACGAGTGACGCTCGCGCTGCTGATGCTGTCGCTGACAAGCTGCGCAAGCAACTCGCCGAATACATCGCAAGTGCGCGAAATTCCTCCACTGCCAGCGCAGGCGCGCCAGCCGACAGCGGAACAGACCCCCTCGATCTGCTCGCTGGGTTGTTCAGTAGGGCTGACCAAGCTGCGGGAGACCTCGCTAAATTCGCTGACGCTGCCCACATCGCAGGACTCGCCTGCGAAAGAAGCTACGACGCGTTGACTGCTCAGTAGTGCGACCCCGGCATAGCGCTTAGTGCTGTTGCGCCCTTGGCTGACCGCTTAGCCCACGTTATCCGGGCGCGCTTGCATGATGTATAGTTGTCCTGCGAAAAATAATGTGAAAGATAATCGGCGGGGGGCAATGAATATGCGTGGTCTGTTACTTTGTACTGCAGTTGTAGGCGTTTTCGGGATGGCCCATGCTGGGCCGGTCAAAAAGGCCGACGCAATCTGCAATGGCCATAGCGCCCTCTTGACAAGTTGGGTTTGCGGCGACGATGAGCAATATTGCTATCTGTGGGGGATCGATGTTTCCCGTTCTGGGAAGTGGGGCCGATCAAGTATTTTCGTGATCGAAGGGCCGAATGGCGTGAACCGAGTGGGATATGAGGAAGCGTGCAGGAATGGGCGTTGCTCTCATCCCGAATATTCCATTTGCTCAACGCCTGTTGCTCACCCCACGCCGACGAAATTAGAGGTTCTCTTGCGTCCTGACGGCTAATTTCATTGTTGTTAGCGCTGGCCATCTACTCGTGCCCCTTCGGCTTCCACATCGGCACAGCGTCTCTGGAACATATGCCATTGAGTCGCTCGCGCGGCGCGATGAATCTCCAGGACGAGTTGCGGAATTCGCTGACGCTCCCCACATCGCCGGACTCGCCTGCGAGCGCAGCTACGATGCGCTGATAATAGAGCGCCACCGACCGTACTCAATACAGCGATGTCATCGCCGTCCAGCCTATCCCGTTGCGCAGCGAACCAACGGACATAGTTTGCAAGCACGTCATCGAGCGGTGCGATCTCATCGTTGGCATACAGTGTCTCGAAGACGCTCAGCACTTCATCGTAGGTCATGTCAATCTCCAAACGAGAATTTCACTGTAGGTGGAAACCGCTCAGTGTGTTGGAAATAATGCTGATCGATCACGATGTCTCGCGAGGGCAAAAAAAGCCGCTCATAGAGCGGCTATCAAATTGGGGGTGTCCGATTACTCGAACGATAACGAGCATATCATGCTTGAAGCTGTTCGACACGATGAACGCAAGGGCGGAGATTCGAGGCCCCGAAGCCTCATTGAGCTTGGCGGGACTTCGACCATCGAGCGAGGGCCGCCACTCGCGCAAGCGCTGATCGTTCCTCTTTCGACATCTTGGCGACGCGCGCTCGTCCGCCGATTTGCGATATTTCCCTTCGCTGTTCTGGGGTTAGGGCTATAGCCCTCGCTTTGCCGCCTTTCTTTGCCCGTTCCTTCATGATGCATCCCATCGAGTGTCGCAAACTTAGGGCATGATCTCCCCCACTACCGGCCTTGAGCAACCTGAAACGCAGGTTTAGTGCATTGGGGCTGTGTGGCGGCCTCCCTCGTGGTGCTGGTGAGGGAGGTAAACTAGCATGAAATGCTGTACAAAAACACAGTCCCGCACTTAACCAGCAATCGACGCGCTCTGGATGGCGGATTGCAAATTTTGGCTATATACTTGGTGAAATTTGTGATTACTTGGTGAGAATATGTCTTTCGACGTACCTAAACAGCTAGGACTGATTGCAGAAAGCTTCAGCCCGAGTGCTCCAATCGACCAGACGACGCTTTTCGCTGGACGTGTTTCGCAGATTGCTGACGTGGCAAATGCTGTGTCGCAGAGAGGTCAGCACGTGGTGATGTTTGGCGAGAGAGGCGTCGGCAAGACCTCCTTAGCAACGGTGATTTCGCAAATGTACCGAGGCCAAGCGAATCAGATTACGTCGGGAAGCATTAACTGCGATGAGACGACCACCTTCTCGTCGCTCTGGCAAAAAATATTTCGCGAGATACCGATTCGAACTGGGGTATCGCAAGGAATCGGGTTCGGCGCCGAAGCAGCACCGACGCACGGCAATCTTGCCCAGTTCTTGCAAGAGAATGTGACTCCCGACGATGTGCGTCACCTTTTGCAGCAAATCGGCAAAACAATCATCGTTATTGACGAGTTGGATAGAGTTGAAGATCGAAAGACCACTAAGCTCCTCGCGGACACGATAAAGACTCTGTCTGACCACTCGACAGACTGCACGATCATCCTTGTTGGGGTAGCTGACTCCGTAGATGCATTGATTGAGCAACATGGATCAGTCGAGCGCGCGCTCGTGCAAATTCGAATGCCGAGAATGCATGTGGATGAACTGCTCGAGATCGTTACTCGTGGGGCTGCGCGCTGCGGAATGACGGTTGATGATTTAGCGAAGGGGCAGATTGCGAAGTTGTCGCAGGGCCTGCCGCACTATACGCACCTGCTCTCGCTTCACGCGTTTCAGGCGGCAGCCATGGCGCATCGAATGAATGTGACGTCGGCGGATGTGAAGACCGCGGTGCAAAAAGCGCTTGATAAAGCGCAGCAAAGTGTGATCAGTGCGCATCACAAGGCTACGAGCAGCGCTCGGGATAATTTGTATCCGCAGGTGCTGCTTGCGTGTGCAATGGCGAAGTCGGATGGACTAGGGCAGTTCGCCGCTTCCGACGTGCGAGATCCGATGAGCAAGATTATGGGACGTCATTATGATATCCCGGCCTTTTCGCAGCACTTGAACGCGTTTTGCGAAACGAGTCGGGGGCCGGTGCTTCAAAAGTTTGGGGTTTCGCGGCGCTATCGTTTCCGCTTCGTGAATCCGCTCATGCAACCTTACGTGCTGATGGATGGGGTGCGTCGAGGGTTAATTACCGAGGCCGATATCGGCCTGTAATCCGGCGTTGCGGCAGACGCTATTCTCGGGCGGGAAGAACATGTGCACGAACTACCGCGTTCCTGACCGGCAGTTGTTCAGCGACAAATACGGCGTGCTAGCGCCGTCCGCCGAGTGGCGCGAAGACGTCTACAAGGATTATTTCGCCCCGATCATTCGCCGGGCCGGCGACGGGGGCGCTGTGACCAAAACATGTCCATAA